GCGACGGCGACCCGGCTGCTAACCTAGAATGGGAAGGCATACCCACTCACCCGAGGCGGCGACACCATCCGCGATCAGTTCGGCAAAGAGGTCACCACCCCGGCAATTACCGCGACCGTCACCGGCGTTATCACTGAGTACTCCTCCCGCGAAATCGACGGCTCCCTGATCGCCACTGGCGACAAGAAGCTGGCGGCCACGTTCGAAACGGTAGTGCGCATCAATGACCGCATCGAAATCGACGGCAAAAATTGGCGCGTGGTACAGCCTAACCCGGTTAAGCCTGCCGATATGGTTATTTCCTACAACATCCAGCTGAGGGCGTAACGATGACCGGAACTGTTAATCAGCCGTTTCTGGCTGCCATTCAATTGTTCGTGGATAGTTCGAAGCAGGAGATGGACGAGGTGGTGCGTCGGACGGGCATTAAAATCCTCGGGCGCCTGGTCGAAATGTCCCCGGTGGGCCAACCGGATATCTGGCAGGTCAACCAAACTGCGACGGCGTACAACACTGCAGTGCGGGAGCATAACGCTACCCTGCGAGATGATCCTGCCAACATGACCAAATCAGGACGACTTAAGCGCGGCCTGCGCGTCAACGACTCGATGGACATCAAAAAGCCTGATGGCTATGTCGGTGGGCGGTTCAAAAACAACTGGTATGTGGGCTTTGATAGCCAGCCGACCCAATCCAACGATACACCGGACGCTTCCGGTCAGGGTTCCAACTCCCGCGGTCTGGCAGTGCTCGAGGTGTTCCGGGTAGGACAGGTCAGCTCGATTTTCTTCACCAATAACCTGCCGTATGCACAGGCGCTGGAGAACGGGCACTCCGGTCAGGCCCCCGGTGGCATGGTGGGCATCACCGCGCTGGATGCCGCGCAGCTGTTCCGTGAGGCAATGAGCGAGGTGCGCAATGGCCAGTGACCAGTCAATGCGGATCGCTGACCTGCTGGAAGGTCGTATCGCGGTTATCTGCTCCTCGCTCGGGCTGCCAGTGGCCTGGCCCAACATCGCGTTCACTCCCCCGGATAATGCGCCTTACGGGCGTGTTTATGTTCTGCCGGCACAAACCGTGGGGCAGGACCTGGAAGGCCAGTTTCGTACGTACCAGGGCATTCTGCAGCTCAACATCATCGCTCCTGCAGGCAGCGGCGTGACCCTGGCCCGAGGGCTGGCAAAGTCTGTTGCCGATGCCTTCCCCGAAGGCCTGCCGCTGGTGGCTGGTGACCTGACCGTATACATCAACGGCCCGCCGCAGGTGCGCACGCCGATACAGGATCGCCCGACATCTGCACCAAACGGCAGTAGCGGCTCCATCACCTACACCACCCCCGTCAGCATGCAATACCGCGCTGATTACTGACCCGCCGCCTGGCGGGTTTTTTATTACCTCAATTCAGGAGAATGCAATGGCATTCGCAATCCCTAACGGGTCACGTGTGAACGTGGCCAAGGCCTATCTTGCGCCGATTGTCTTCACAGCAGCCTCAAATGCGACGGAATGCGAACTGACCGTTGCCTCCGCTGCCGGGATCCTTGCAGGCGATGTCGTCCAGGTAAGCTCTGGCTGGCTCAAACTCGATAACATGGTGCTGCGCGTTAAATCGGTGACCGGCACCAAAATTGTGCTGGAAGCGTTCGATACCACCGACACCAAGAAATTCCCGGCGGGCACCGGCGCGGGTACACTGCGCAAAGTCGACTCGTGGATCACCATGCCACAGGTCATGACGTTGTCCACTGAGGGTGGTGACCAGCAGACCATCAGCGTGCAGTTCCTGGAGGATGATAAGGCCCGTACCATCCCGACGTTCAAAAATGCCGTGGTTCAGGTCTACACCTTCGCGCACGACCCGATGCTGGCTATCTACAAACGTCTGATTGACCTGGACGACTCCAGCGACACCACGGCGGTCTGGTTCCACAACCCTCGCGGGAAAGCGGATCGTTACTACTCTGCCAAAGTGTCGTTCCAGCGCGTGCCACGTACTGAAATCAACGCCGTGGAAAGCAACGAAGCGCGCATGAACTTCGAATCGGATATGCAGATTTACCCGATCGCCGACTCCTCCGCTATGCCGCTGGCCTTCCTGACTGACCTGCCTGCAACCAAATCAGTCGCCTCTGGTTCTGCGCTGGATCTGGCGGTTGTCATGCAGGGCGGTTACGCGCCTTACATCTACGTGTGGAAGAAAGGCGGTACCGCTATCCCGGGCAAAACGGCCTCGACGTTCAACATCCCGTCTGTGGTATCCAGCGATGCTGGCTCTTACACCTGCGAAGTCACCGACGCCGAGGGCAAGACCATCACCTCTGGTGCGTGTGTCGTCACGGTCAGCTAACCACTCTGGCCCGGTTCGCCGGGCTTTTTTACGGCCCCATCCTGCACCTTTCTAAGGAACCGAAATGACCCAATTCTCCCTGATCCCAAACCCGACCTTTCCCGCCACTGCCAGCATTCCGCGCGCCGGTGCTGAAGACGGCAAACTGACCTTCACCTTCCGCCACAAGACGCTGGAGGAACTCCGCGCAATGGATGAGAAGCTGCAAAAAGCGGCCGAAGGCAAAAAGGCAGCCGTAGAGCCGCAGGCCGATTACCTGATGGAAATCGTCGAAGGCTGGGCGCTGCCGGATGAGTTCACCCGCGGTAACGTGATCGTCCTCCTGCAGAACTATCCGCGCGCGTTCGACAGCATCGGCCTGGCCTACACCAAAGAACTGATGGGTATCCGCGAAAAAAACTGAGGCAGGTCGCCGCAGCGATGTATACACCGGGACCGACGCTCGCGGAGTTAGCCGCTTTTGGTTTAACGCCTGAAGACGTGGAGGAAGAGGTGGGGATCCTGCCATCCATATGGGAGGCCTTTACCGTCTTCTCCGCAATGGCGACTCAATGGCGCGTCGGTGCGAGCGGTGCGACCGGTCTTGATTACAACGTTCTCCCCTGGGTATTTCAGTTGCACGGGGTTGAGGATGCGGCGGCCTGCATGGCTGACCTTCAGATTATGGAAAGCGAGGCTCTCAAAGTAATGCACAAGGAGACGAAATAATGACAGACCAGATTGCCTCGATTACTTTGCGGGCCGATGTTTCTGACCTGAAAACTGCCAGCAATGAGCTGGATAAACTCGGTCAGGCGGCGGCTGGTGCCGTCGATAAAGCCGATGACCTTAACAGCGTGTTCCGCGCTGGTGCAGATGCTGGAAAGCATAGTGCGGCTGCACTTTGGGAGCAGCAAAAATCTTTTAAGGGGCTGCTTGAGAGTATTGATCCGACCCTTGCGGCCCTAGGTAAGCTTGATGACCAGCAGCAAAAACTGCGGTCGATTCATAGTAAGGGTTTACTCGATACTGACGAGTTCACTCATTATCAAAAAATCCTGGACGATACCCGGCTTAAGCTGACGGATACCGGCGAAGCAGCTGCGCGTGCCCAGGCAGAACTCGCGGCCACCCAGGCGGCAGAGAAGCAGTCCGCAGCGCTGAAAAACCTGCTGGGTTCCATCGACCCAACGATCCGCGCGTTCAACTCGCTGGATGAGCAGCACGCGCAGCTGGTGGCGCATTTTGAGGCGGGCCGCATCAACGGCGCTCAGTTCGAACACTTCAACAGCATCCTCAATCAGACGCGCGAGCGGCTCTCTAATGTGGCCGACGTGTTGCCTGAGGCGTTATCCCGGCAGGAGTTAGCCGCCCGCCGTGCTGGTATCTCTGTGGGCCAGTACAGCGCAGCGATGCGTACGCTGCCGGCCCAGTTCACGGATATCGCCACCCAACTGGCTGGTGGGCAGTCACCGTTCCTGATCCTGCTCCAGCAGGGTGGGCAAATTAAAGACCAGTTTGGCGGGGTGAAGGGGGCACTTACTGGGGTTGGTGACTATCTGCGTACCTTGGTTGGTTTTATCAACCCAGTAACAATCGGTATTGGTGGTCTTGTCGTTGGCCTTGGTGCTATGTCTGTCGCCTGGTACAAAGGCAGCCAGGAAGCCAGTGAGTTTAATAAGCAGCTCATACTCACCGGTAATTATTCGGCCAGTTCGGCGAGCCAACTGTCAGACATGGCTCAAAAAATTGGAGGCTCCAGCGGTAAGGTTGCGGCTGCCGCTCGGACGCTCGCGGAGGTAGTTGGGGCAGGGACATTTAAAACGGAGCAGCTCGAAACAGTTACACGAGCCGCGCTGGCGATGCAGGAGGCCACCGGCCAGTCTGTTGACACCACCATTAAGAACTTCCAAAAGCTGTATGCCAGCCCAACCAAGGCAGCGGAAGATCTTAATTCGACGCTCCATTTCCTCACCTCGTCGCAATATGACTATATTTCGGCACTGGAGCGTCGGGGTGATAAAGAGGGCGCGGCAGAGGCGGCTGCTAAAGCTTATAGCCAGGCTGAGCAAAAACGCAGCCAGCAAATTCTCGACAATATGGGACTAATTGAGAGAGCGGCTGGTAGCGTCAGCAAGGCGCTTAAAGGCATGTGGGATGAACTTCTGAATATTGGACGTCCTGAAGCTCCTAACGACATGCTCCGGAAGATGCAGTCCGAACTTGCTGAGCGTGAGAAAGCCCTGCTTCCAGAGAGGCAGCGTCAGGGATATGGATATAGTTATGATTCGAGCAGTAACGATCAGGAATATGACGCACGTAGGAAAGCTCAGCTATCAGCGATAAGTGCCTTAAAGGCGCAAATAGCGCCACTTCAACAAGCGGCACAGCTTCAGGAAGATATTAATGCTTCTATTCAGCAAGGTACCGAGGCTGACAACAAGCGAACTAATGCCCTGATTTACCGCAATCGCATCCTTGAACAATCTGCGACCTGGCAGGAAAAACGCAGTAAAGCATTATCTGAGCTTTGGAAAAATGTTGCGGCATCACCCGATGACTGGAGCGCATCGCAACGCCAGCAGGCTGTAGACGCGATTAACAAGCAGTTTCATCCTGATAAAACGCCCAAAACTCCAGCTGTCAAGGTTTCGGCAGGTGACCGAACACTTGATAACTACAATGCGGAAACTCTGGCTCTGCAGGCGCAGCTAAAAACGCTCCAGGAACATCGTGATATTAACGACGTGATCAGCCAGCAGCGTAAGCAGCAGTGGGAGCTGATTTCGAAGTTCAGCATCCTGGAAGAGGCTTCCAAAACCCGAGCGCTCTCAAAGGACGAGCAATCTCTGCTGGCAACCAAAGACCGAGCGCTTGCTCAGGCTGAGGTGAATGCAGGGCTAGGTGATCAAATTGCTATCCAGGAACGTCTGAATCGGTTGCAAGACAGCTCCCAGAAGTACGTAACCCAGATGGCTGAGAAGACATCTGCATTAAGTGATAGCGCGGGGTTAAGCAACCGGCAGGCGCAGCGTTTAAGAGAGGAGGCACAACTTCGTCAGGGCTGGCTGAACGGAGGAGGTAAGCTTGAAGACGCTGGATATGAGAAAGAGTTAGCAGCGCTTCGGAAATATTATGCTGAAGAAGATAAGCTGCATGGCGATTGGAAATCAGGCGCGATCAGCGGTTGGAATGAGTATCTGGATGCCGCCACCAATACCTATAACGCCGTTAAGAACGTAGCCAGCTCAACCCTGACAGGCCTGAGCGACATGCTGACCGAACTTATGACCACCGGAAAGGCATCGGTCAAAGAGTTTGGCAAATCGATGCTCAAGATGATCCTGGATGTGACGAACCGCCTCATGGTGGCCTACGCGGTGCAGGCCGCGATGGGATGGATCGGGGGTGGTGCTGGTAGTGGCTCAACTCCTGGTGGGGCTTATGCCAATGCTGCATCTAGCGTTACATTCAATGCCAAGGGCGGTGTCTATGAATCACCAGGGCTCAGCAAGTATGTGAATGGCGTATATGACTCTTCTCAGTATTTCACATTCCAGGGCGCGTCGAAGTTTGCCAAAGGCGGAGTATTCGCTGAGGCAGGCGCTGAGGCGATCATGCCGCTGACGCGGGATTCTGCGGGGCGGCTTGGTGTAAGAGCCCAAGGGGGCGGTGCAGTAGCACCAGTTATAAATACTACCGTGAACGTCGATGCTGGGGGTTTAGCAACAGCCCACACTTCTAGTTCTGGCGATGCTATGGGTCGCGCACTTGCACAGGAAATGCAGAACGCAGCTCTGCAGGTGGTTCAAAAACACCTTAAGCCTGGCGGCATGATCTACAACTTCACCAAAGGCCAGTAGTGTTTACCTTATCCCCTGGTTATCATAAGGAAAAATGATATTCAGGGGATGATTTTGAAAAAATTGCTTTGCTTGAGTTTGGCCTGTATTGCGCTCGCTGCGTGTAAACCATCTGAGGAAAAAGCACTGCAACTTGGGCAGAAAGAAATTGCTAATGGATTAATGGATCCAGACAGCGCCAAATTTAAAATGGTTAGGTTTAACCATGACAAAAGCCAAGAATCAGGGGATGTAGTAAGTGGTTTCGTATGCGGTCGAATTGCTGGGAAGAATGGGTTTGGTGCGTATGTTGGGTATCACCCTTTTTACATTCACCTCAAAATGACGTCAAAAGGGATGTTCTCTAAAGGCGTCAATTATGAAGTTGGAGAAAAAGCAATCTATCCTGATGGCAGAGATGAGTCGTGGGTAGATCTCGACGGAAACTCATATGTCAGCCGCTGCGGCAATACCCCTAATGAATAAGTTGCTTCCAAGGCAACGGCTTTCGTAACCCTGTTCGGGCTACCACCCAACACCCAGCCTCGCTAACGCGGGGCTTTTTGTTGATGCAGACCCGGTATGTGGTGGTTAAGATCTGAGCGCCACTTTAGAGGGGGCGAAATACTACAGCAATCTTTTGGTTGGTGCATTGCCATCTGGACACGGTTTTTGTGCAAAAAGTGCTATTGAGCAAGATTTTGACCGTTTAGTGTCAACCATAGGTCCAGCCTATCTCCTGTGATCGTGACAATAATTTACTATTACCTAAGGGGTAATTTCGGCGAAAATGACTTTAACTTGCAAAGTGGCCGCCTCTAAGTTCGTCGAACGTGAAGGGATCTTGAGCGATACGCCCGTTGCTCAAAAATGACGGATGGTATTAAGATGAATACGAGAACATGAATTTTATAGGGCTGAAGAATCTTATCTTCGGCCTTTCTTGTCAGAGGTGCTCCAAGGAAACTGGGAGGACGTTATGCCTAAGAATGAAAAAGATAAGCGAAATATGCCTTTTTTTGATGCCTTTAAGACTACTGCCGCTATTGGTTTGCTGATGCAGCAAACAGCCGCATTACATTGCTCTGAAGGGCCGCAACCACATCCCTCGTTTTACACTCTTCAGGCAAGTGTGGCAGCGAACGCGCACATGATTAGCCCTGAGATGGAGGAGTCCCTCGAATTCATCAAGGGCCTGAAAGAGATGTTACAGAAAGGTTACGCTCTCCTTTCTGATGCTCACTTAAATGAGCGTGACTATTATATTCGCAAGCTGGACCCTGCTCAAACGGATCTGGTTGAGCTTCAGCTACGCGGACTTGAGGGTGGTTTGAAAAACGTCTTTAAGAATTGCTCTGAGGCGGACAAAGAACTTCTGAAACCGTATTTGATGACGATTGCTGAAGCCCGCTCAGCTTCTTCAAAGTTGAATCATTTAATTGCCCAAATGACTAAAGCTGCTGACAATTTCACCAGCGAGATTGATATGGAAGGGCTGCGTTCACTGGCAAAATATGGCACAGAGACCTTTTTCTCTGGTCGTTTCCATTGAGGTGAAGGATGCACGTAACTGTCACATATAATGTTAAAAGTTACGATTTCTTCTTTAAACCTATCTTTGTTGAGTTTCCTCATCTGAAACAATCATTACTCGATGATTTTTCAGCATATAAGGCTACTAACCAACTTCCGCACTACTTCGGAAGAGATACTGATTATGCAAGGCCAGCTGATATTCAGGGTTCCGGCCTTATGCATATCCATTTAGGGCTGCATGAAAATAAGCTGCTAACACCTCAAGGCAAGCAAATAGACTCAAGTACGCCACAGTGGGACAGAACCTCAGATTCTGCTTTGCTGTATGCCCAGAATCTCTTTGATGAACATCAATATTCGCTTATCGCTCTCTTCGATCCATTAGCGCACAGTAAAGCTCAGAATTTCGACCGAATGAGACTTTTGGCATCGTATGCCTTAGAGTTTAAAAATCAAATATAAATCCGCTTCGGCGGTTTAATGTGATACATCCAAGCCCGCCTTATGGCGGGTTTTTTTATGGAGCAAATATGGCAGTTGAAACCTACGGCTGGCGCTCGCAGCTCGGTGCCGGGCCTATCGAATATGACCAGACGGTGCGTGCGGCGCAGTTTGGCGATGGCTATGAACAGGTGGCCGAGAATGGCATTAACTCTACTGCTATACAGGTGCCGATGAAGCATGTCGGGGCAGAAGCGGAAGTAAACGCGATCCGCGACTTCCTGCTGGCCCATACCGTAAAGGCTTTCATCATCACTCCGCCAGGCGAAGAGAAGGGGCTGTACCGGACTGTCGCTAACTCGGTGCGCAAGAACCAGATCAGCAGCAAATTCTCTGAGCTGACCTTCACCATCAAACGGGCCTATGGGGTATTCGCATAATGGCGCTTGTCGATCAGGCGGCGAAGCTGGCACCAGGTGGCAGGGTCCGCCTGGTCGAAGTGGATGCCTCAGAGTTCAGCGGCGGGATCCACCGCTTTCACTACAGCCCGTTTCCCCATACGCCTGCCGAGATTGACGCGGCGAACGGCGACGAGGCCAGGTTGGGGCCGAAGCCTATCATCTGGGATGGCAACGCCTACGAATTCTGGCCTTTCCAGATTGCCGACCTGGCGCTTTCAACGGATCAGGCCGCCGAGCCAAAGCTCAGCGTGTCTAACCTCGACGGCCATATCACTGCGCTTTGTCTCCAGTTTAAAGACATGGTGAATGCAAAGGTGAGCATCATCGACACCTACGCGGTTTACCTGGATGCGGTGAACTTCCCGGGCGGTGTTAATCCGACAGCAGACCCGACGATGTTCTCCCTGCAGACCTTCTGGCTGGACACCAAAATCTCTGAAGATGACGAGGTGGTGTCCTGGTCGCTCAGTAGCCCGGCAGACCTGCAGAACCTGGTCATACCAACCCGGCAGATCACCTCGCTCTGCGAATGGGCACTGCGCGGACAATATCGCAGCGGTGACGGCTGCACCTACAACGGCACGGCATATTTCGATGCGAAGGGTAATGCGGTAGCGGACCCTGCGTTTGACGTATGCGGCGGTTGCCTGAGCGACTGCCGTAAGCGTTTCGGTGCCGAACTGGCAGAGCCCAATGCGGCAAACCTCGATTTTGGCGGCTTCCCGGCAACCGTTCTCTTCTCCCGATAACCGGACATCAAAATGAATAAAACCATTATGGCGGCGATCCGTGCGCATGCGCTGGAGGAATCCCCGCGCGAGTGCTGCGGCTTCGTTATCCAGTCGGGGCGACGGCAGCGTTACATCCCGGTGCCGAACAGCCACGAAAACCCGACGGAGCATTTCCGCATTGACGGCGAGCACTGGGCGAACGCTGAGGATGTCGGAACCATTATCCGGGTGATTCACTCTCATCCGGGCGACGGCGCACGGCCTATCCCGTCTGACCTCGATCGCCAGCAGTGCAATAACTCCGGCGTGGTCTGGGGCATCTACGCTCCGGTCTGCGATGAATATGCAGAAATAACGCCGGACGC